CAGCATGATGAAATGTTGCATAAGAACTGGCATCTTGCTACGGCTGAACAGAAGGCTCGGATCCGGAAGCTAAAGGCGGAGATCGGAAAGCTGCAGCCAGAAACAAAAGGTGATACAACTGAATACAAAGGTATTCCTGCCTCTATGATTGCACCGCCGTTTGCGTCGGTGCTTTTTGATATCCGAGAACAGATGCATCGGGAATATGTTTTCCCAGGCGGGAGAGGTTCTACAAAGTCTTCATTTATCAGTTTGGCAATTGTTGATATATTGATGAGTATGCAAGACATGCACGCCGTGATCATGCGTCAGGTGGCTGACACTATGCGCGGATCCGTATACATGCAGATGATGTGGGCGATTGAAGCCCTGGGGCTATCTGATATTTGGCGCGGCACAGTAAGCCCAATGGAGATTACAAACATCCAAACCGGGCAAAAGATCTATTTCCGCGGCGGAGACGATCCGGGGAAAGTAAAGTCTATCAAAGTACCGTTCGGGTATATTGGAGTGCTATGGCTGGAGGAGCTGGATCAGTTCGTTGGTCCCGAGTCGGTTCGTAAAATTGAACAGTCAGCTATCCGCGGCGGCGATGTGGCATATATTTTTAAATCCTTCAACCCGCCAAAGAGCGCAAGCAACTGGGCTAATAAATATATTAAGGTTCCGAAAGAATCACGATTAGTAACCTTTAGCAACTATCTTGATGTACCCCCGCGCTGGCTAGGTAAGCCGTTCATAGAAGAGGCGGAATTCCTAAAATCCGTTAACCCTACCGCTTATGAGAACGAATACATGGGCGAAGCAAACGGTACCGGAGGCGCAGTGTTTGATAATGTCACCATTCGGAAAATTACGGACGCTGAAATTGCACAGTTTGACCGGATCCACAACGGCGTTGACTGGGGTTGGTATCCGGATCCGTATCACTTTGGCCGTATGCATTATGACGCTGCCCGTATGACGCTTTTTATTTTCACGGAATATCGTGCAAGAAAGAAAAGCAATAAGCAGACTGCGGATAAACTCTTTGAAATGGGTATCACCGGCAACGATCTGATTATCTGTGATTCCGCGGAAAAAAAGAGCGTCGGGGATTATAGAAGCTATGGTCTGATGTCCAGGGGGGCTGAAAAGGGTCCCGGCTCCGTGGAGTACTCAATGAAGTGGCTACAGTCTCTCAGGGAGATTGTCATAGACAATGATAGGTGTCCGAATACAGCAACGGAGTTTTTAGACTATGAGTATGAGAGAGACAAGGAGGGTGAAGTGATTTCAGGATACCCGGATAAAAATAATCATGCAATTGATATGGTTCGTTATGCCATGAATCCAGTCTGGAAGAGGAGAGGAAAATAACATGTTTGAGGGAATAAAAAACTGGTGGAGAGGAGTTAGGTCAAGAATGTTTCCAGTTGATACATTAAAGAACATCATAGGCGAACAGATTGCGCTATCGTCAGAGATGATCAGAAAAATAGAGCTGTGGAGTGCTTCCTATTCCGGTAATGCGCCCTGGTGCCAGGACGATATACATTCGCTAGGCATAGAACACGGCATTGTCAGAGAGTTCGCCAATACAACCCTGAACGAGATGGAAACGTCACTGTCAGACGGGAAACTGGATGAATATTACCAAGCAGGGCTTAGAGACTTAAACGAGAACTTACAAGCTGGTCTTGCAATTGGGGCGTTTATAATCAAGCCGTTGGGGACGGATGGGGGCATACAGTACATCACACAGGATAGTTTCATCCCCTTGGAGTATGATTCGCGCGGACGGCTAACGAGAGTGGTTATGATGGACGTTCGGCGGATACATGCGACAAAGTTTTACGTTCGCTTTGAATTTCACCTGCGTGAGCGGGGTGTGCTGATCATACGCAACAAGGTATATCAATCCGCTGATATGGTTACAGCTGGCAGCCCAGTACCTCTTGATGTCGTGGAAGAATGGGCGAAGCTACCGGAAGAAATCATATACCCAATCGACTATGTTGATTTTGGATATTACCGCAACCCGGTAAATAATACGATTGATAAAAGTAAATGCGGAGTGTCGATATATGACGGTGCGCTGCCGATCATCCAGAAGGCCGATATACAATTCGGGCGGCTTGATTGGGAATATGAATCAGGTGAAAGAGCGGTTCACGCTGACGTGACCACTATTCAGCAAGCAGGCGGCAAATTTATGATGGATAAGCGCAATAAAAGACTGTACCGCGGCTTGGATGTAGGCAACGAAGAGATACTGAAAGAGTACAGCCCAGACATGCGAGACGAGGCATACATCCGGGGTCTGGAAGAATATAAACGGGACATAGAGTTTATCGTAGGCCTTGCCTACGGCGATCTGTCTAAGGTGTCCGAGGTGGAAAAGACCGCTGAAGAGATCAGGAGCTCGAAGCAGCGGAAACATAATACTGTTGTGGCAATACAGGGAAACCTCAAAGACTGCCTGGAAGACTTTGCCCGCGCACTTGCCTTTTATCAGGGCATGGCAACCAGAAACATAGAATTTGCGTGTGAGTTTATGGACTCCATACTCACGGATGAAGATAAGGAACGCCAGGTTGATCGGGAAGACGTAGCCATTGGTGCTATGCCACTGTGGGAATACATTGTGAAATGGCACGGGAAAACCGAGGAAGAAGCCAAAGCAATCGCCAAATACAGCGAACCTGACGTTATGGAGTAGGTGAGATTATGACACAGGGAGAAATTGAAGCTTTATCAAAAACGATTGAAAAGTTGTCCGCAGAACTGGAGCTGGATATCATGAAGGACATTGTCCGGCGCATGAAAGCTAATGATAACCTGGTAACATCATCAGCCGCGTATCAGATTGAGCGGTTGCAGCAGATGGGGCGAACCGATGAATATATCAAGAAGCGGCTGCAGGAGTACCTCAAAGTGTCCGAAGCAGAGATTAATAAAGTCTATGTCGTGGAGACACAAAAACAATATGAAAAGTTTGAGGTTTTATTTAAAAAGACCGGGGATATCTACGTGCCCTATTCGAAAAATGCTGAAATGCAAGTCGTTATTAATGCAATGCTGACACAAACAAAAAACACGTTCCGGAACTTTGCAGACACTGCTGCGTTTAGTTCGATCGTAAACGGCAGAACCGTTACAACGGCTCTCGCAGAGTATTATTGGGATGTGTTGGACAATGCATTGATGGGGATTACCACCGGAGCTTTTGACTACAACACAGCCTTAAGAAAGGCTGTGACGAAAATGACCAGGAGCGGACTGCGGACTGTGGATTATGCCTCAGGCAGAAGTTACCGTATAGAGTCTGCTGCACGAATGGCGCTCATGACCGGATACAGCCAGATCAACCAGGAACTTAATAGCCAGATGGCCGAAGCCCTGGGTACAAATACCTTTGAGGTATCCTATCATATCGGAGCGAGACCATCACATCAGGAATGGCAAGGACGTGTGTATACTCACGAAGAACTGGTTAATACTTGTGAACTTGGTCAGGTTACTGGATTATGCGGAGCGAACTGTTATCACTGGTACAATCCTTTTATTGAAGGCGTTTCTGTACGTAACTACACAGATGACCAATTAAAAAGTATGATGGAAGAGGAGAACAGATTCCGGACTTATGACGGCAAGGAATATACAACGTACACGGGACTACAGCAGCAGCGCAAATTAGAGTTGATTATACGAACTCTCAGAGAAGAGGTGGCGCTGCTAACGGAAGGTGATGGGGCAGACTTTGATATACTGGCTGCGAAAATTAAATACAGGCAAACATTGCAGGAGTACACCAAGTTTTCGGAGTCGGTAGGACTTCCGGAGCAGAAGGAACGTATCTACATGGATGGTCTGGGAAAAGTAGCATAATCAAGAGCCTTAGGGTTCTTTTTTATATGCCCTCCCATAAGGCGTAAAACTGGGGAACTTAACTAAAATCAGTGGTGCGACCACGTAAAAAAGCGTAGATGGAGGAGAAGAGCATGAAAAGAGAGTTTTTGAAAGAATTGGGACTGGAAAAAGAAGTGATCGATAAGATCATGGATGAAAATGGCAAGGACGTTGAAGCGGAGAAGACCAAGGTTGGTGACGATCTGAAAAATGCAGAAAAGGATCGTGACAGTTATAAGGGGCGGCTGGAAACTGCCGAGAAAACACTGAAAGGCTTTGAAGGTGTTGACGTGGAGAAGTTAAAAGAAGAAATCGGTACACTCCAGACCACCCTTGAAACACAAGCTAAGGATCATGAAGCAGAGATGGAAAATATCGCTTTTAACGGAACCATTGAAAAGGCTTTGTCTGATGCCGGGGTTAAAAATAGCAAGGCCGCTTTAGCCCTGCTTGACATAGACGGTCTCAAAGAAAGCAAAGACCAGACGGCGGATATCAAAACCGCTATCGAAAAAGTAAAAGAAGAAAACGACTACCTCTTTGGTAGCGCGGAACCTATTAACAACCCGGTAGGCTCTACGCCTGGAAATCCAGGCGGCGGCGATACGATGACTGCAGCCATGAGAGCAGCGGCAGGCTTACCACCCGAAGAATAAGGAGGAACTAAGACATGGCAAACGCTATTGCTTTAGCAAAAAATTATATCAGCATTTTGGATGAAGTGTATAGAAAGGCATCCGTTACAGCTGATTTGATCTCTGACTCTACTATGATGAGAGCAGGGGCAAACAACAATGAAATCATTTACCCGCAGATGGAAGTTGGCGGGCTTGGCGATTATGACCGGAATTCTGGTTATACTTCAGCAGCGGTAAAGCTGGAATGGAAAACAGCGACCTTTAACTACGACCGCGGTGCGAAGATCGAAGTAGACGTAATGGACAATGAAGAGTCCCGAAACCTTGCCTTTACTCGTGCTGGTGCAACCCTGCAGCGTGAGAGAGTGGCTCCGGAGGCAGATGCCTTTACATTTGCAACCGTTTGCGGATTTAACGGTATTACCTTAACAGCGGAAACTCTTGCAAATGCTGAAGCGTTTCTGACCGCGATGTTAGAAGCTAAAAACACGATGGATGAGGATGAGGTTCCGGAAGAGAGCAGATATTTGTATGCAACCCCGACCATTCTCAACAGTGTGATGGCTTTGGATACCACTAAGTCCAGAGAGATTCTTGCAGCGTTCCCGATTAAAAAGTCGGTACCGCAGAGCCGGTTCTATACTGCGATTGATCTGCTGGATGGTAAGACCGCAGGCGAAGAGGCTGGCCACTTTAAAAAGGCGTCTACGGCGAAGGATATCAACTTTATGATCATCCATAAGCCGGCAATCATCAAGTTTGATAAGCACATTGCTAATGATATTATCCCGGCATCCTTAAACGCGAATGCTGATGGTGATATCTTGAAGTACCGGAAATACGGTCTTGTAGATTTTTACCAGAATAAAGCAGCCGGTTTCTATGTGTCTCATAAAGCGTAAAGGAGGATTTTAATATGCGTACAATAGGTAAAGAATTCGATAAGCCGGTAGATACAGAGGTGCAGGAAGGAGCCGATCAGGTTCCCGCTGATCAGGTTCCCGCTGATAAGGCCGCTGCCGATAAGGCCGCTACCGGTAAAAGCAACAAAGAAAAATAGAGGTGCAGCATGAATACTTATGCAGATTATAATTTTTATGTGAGTGATTATCTGTGCAGTAGAGAAGCAAAGATCCAAGAGAAACCCTTCGAATACTGGTCAAAGATGGCCAGTATGCGGATAGATGAATACGCATTCGGATCCCTGCATACAGCAACAAAGCTTCCCGATGTAGTAGGGTTATGCTGCTGTGAGGTTGCCGAAAAACTATATGAGTTTGAGAATGCCAAAGGTGATAACGGGCTTATCGTGAAAAGCTATGGGAACGATGGCGAAACCGCCAGCTTTGCAACCTCTGGTATGACCGAGGGAACACTCTCGGGGACTATTAAGGGGATCGTGAGAAGGTGGCTGGCGAATACCGGCTACTTGTATTGCGGGGGTGGTATGGATGCCAAACCCTAACTACAACCAGACGATCACACTATTCAACTGCCTAAAGGCTGCGGATAACGATACCGGAAAGGATATCTGGCAAAGAACAGTACTGCAACATTGCTTTTATAAGAACTCAACAGGCGTTCAGCCCTTGGGTGAGTCCTTGAAATCGGTCAACTATTACACGATCAGGATACCGGTATCCGATAAGTATAAACCTTATTCGGAATGGTCTAAACTCCCGAATAATGAACGATCAGAGTACTTCACCTTTAACGCGGATGACGTTGTTATCAAGGGTGATAGCCCTGAGGAAATAACCGGCATGAGTCCTAATACAGCCGCACAGGTGATAAACCGCAATAAGCCGGGGGCATTTAAGGTGAACTCTTTTTCAGATAACACAACCTCACCTTTTGGTAAGCATTACAGATTGGGGGATAAACGTGAGCGTACAATTTAAGTGGAATAAGCCTATCCCGCAGATCAGTAAGGAGGCATGGGGCGGCGATCGAACATTGCTATTCATGGCAACAGAAGCTAAAAGGCTGATGGATCCGTATGTGCCCGCCCGTGATCTTAAACTTGCATCTAATGTAAGGACTTACGTTGAGGGGAATAGTGGCATTGTACATTATGTAAGCCCGTATGCAAGATT